CGGCATCCACGAATTCCGCCAAAAACATACCCGCCATAATTGTCCCGGCACGTATCGATGGTGAATTTGTTATATCGGCAACATTGCTTTGTAAAAATTTGCGAAATACGCGATGTATAGGTAATGTCCAAAAATATTCGCGCCATTTATGACCGATTTGCTGTAGGTCATTGACATATTTCGCACCCATATCATTTGCCATAACGGCAGTTCCCATTTCACCAAATATGAATGCTGCTTGTCCCGTCAATGTTGCTATATCAATAATTACAGAAGGTTTAATGTTATTATTTGTTACCCAACACAACGCGTCTGCTAATATTAATCGACCTTCAGCATCCGTATTTGCGATTTCCACTGTTTTATTGCGACATGTGCGAATAATATCACCTGGATGAATTGCATTCGACCCGGGCATATTTTCAACAAAGGGGAGTATGCCTATAAAATGACCCTTTGATTTCGTCATTGCTAATGTTTTTAAAATTCCCCATACGTAAATAGCACCAGTTTTATCGTGTTTCATATCACTGAATTCCCCATATTTAATATTAATACCACCCGAATCGAATATAACACCTTTGCCAACTAATACAATTGGTTTGGAATTTTCCTTGCGAACAAGACTACCATTATAACGCAATATCAACATTTTAGGAGGTCTTGCCGAACATGCCTGATTCACTGCCAAAATTCCTTCATAATTATGTTTTTTTAAATCATCTGGACCGATAACTTCAATATCTAATCCTGGAACGCGGTTATTCAATATATAATCTACAATAGATTCCGTATTCATAATATTGGGAGGGCTATCGATTATACGCATACAATCGAGGGCAGTTAATGCTATTGGGCCATATTGCGAAATTGGTTTTCCTGTTTCTAAAAAAACATTAGGGATTTCATAACTATTTTTATAGTTTTTGTAATTATAGTATGCGATAATAAATTTATCTATAATAATTTGACGTAAATCTGTTTTTTGAGGTATATTGCTTAGGTCGATTATATATTTAAAATCCGTTCTTTTCGTTTTCGTTTTCGTTTTCGAGTTTGTTTTTGATTTCGAGTTTGTTTTTGATTTCGAGTTTGTTTTTGATTTCGTTTTAATGAACGTGTTCGAATTTAATTCTGGTGCGAAATGAGATTGTGCGTTCATTGCTATCATTGCTATTGACGATAACATGTTATCAATACTATCTTCATTCTTTGGGATATATTGAATTATATATGGTGCTGGAAAGGGGTCCATATGACTGACGGGTTTTATAATGTATCTAACGCTTGATATCGGCATTGAACAAATCTCCAATGATATACTTTAATATAATGTATTAAAATATATCTTCAAAAATAAATTTTATTATATAATAATATATCAAATCAAATGTCCGATAGACAATGTTTATATCATCCAAAAGATGATAGTCGAAAACGCCACTCATGTCGCATAAATAGAAGTGGAGATGGTCAACATATGGCCGAAGATTGCATGGTGCGTTCAACAACCAATCGATGTGTTTTAACGGATAAGAGACGTGTAAGTCGTGCAGCAAAAAAAATGCAAAGTTCCGTTGTGAAAAAGACAGTCAGTCGTGCAGCAAAAAAATTAGCAACTGTTGTAAAATCACAAACAACAAAACAAAAAAACCTATTGTTAAAACAAGAAATTCAATTAGCATATGATAAAGCAGTTGAAGAAGCTCATGTTAAAGTTGAACAAGCAAGATTAAGATTACGTAAAGCATTCGGTGTTCGTAAAAATGACCCAGATACACCCGAAATACGCACACAACTTAATAATATGAGAGATAAAGAACGTGTTGAAATTTATAAACAATATAAAGATGACATCAAATACTTTACGGATATCTATACAATTTAAAAATATTCATATAATCATACCAAACTATAATATAAAATTTGAAATGTATCATTTGTACTATCATACATTTCAAATATCACAACTATCAAAAAAATATGTCAAACTACACAACTTACTACGTCATGTTGTGGTATCAATATCCCATCTTCAATCCATCGAACATTACAATAAAACGTTTCTAAAAGATGCAGAATTACACAGTGATAACGTGATGGTCCTTCGTGAAAATGTCGATAAAATAACTGGTATGAAAACGGGTGGCGGACACACTGATATCCGCACCGGAAAAAATATTCTCGGGAAGTGTCGTTTATGACCGATATTTTGTAGGCATTGTGTATATTTATAGTAATCTTGAACCACGCTTGTTTTTTACTGAAAATCATTTCCATATGTATTGACGGTATATGTAAATAATAAAAAATAAAAAGATACACATAGCTGTAATACCCACAAATAAATGTAATTGTTTTGTATTTATTCTACCATTGTTTGTGTCGTATTGTACGTATTGTTGTGTAAATTTTTCCATTTGTGGTAGTTCAGGTATAGGTTTTGGAAAACATGGCAATAATTGAAATTTAGGAGGACTTGTTTGTCGGTCCCCTTCAACAATCCCTTTATCAATAATACTAAACATTATACTGGGGTTTAATGTGCTCATATCACTCATCAACCCAGGTAAAAATCCATCGGTTAATCCCGTATCCGATACGTGATTCACATAACTGAACCGCGGTTTAAAACATTTCCCATTTGGTGGCGGCTTTTGTGATTTAGCAGAAAAAGACGGTTTTGCTGATGTTGGTAAAGCAATATCTCCTTCTTTCCATTCAAATGCTTTATCTTTACTTTTACATTGAGCTTTTGTTTGAATGTTTGGAACAGGACAATATCCACTTCGAATAAAATAACTGTTGCTATATTTACCGGATGTTGGATAATCTTTTTCCGGATATTCGGTGCGAAATGTAGCATAGGGTGGTTTTTGATTATTAGCACGTATTCTCGACATAACATCGGGATCTGTCATATCTAAATCAGATATACCGGCGATTGAATTATCATTGGGTGTAGAATCTATCATTAATGCGCGTAAATATTTATCACCAGCTTGAACATCTCGACGTAATGCCGATAATGTAATATCATCGGATACACCTAATTTTGAAGGTTCATAATTATTATCGACATATGTTTTATAATCCCAGTTATAATTTGCTAAAGGGTATGCATAATCAGACATATCCATCGATGATTCAGCTGATTTTGCCAATTTAGACAAAGACTTTAATTTATCGTTACCCTTATTTTTTTGATTTGAATTCTTGTCTTTTCCTTTGTTCTTATCACTACCACCACTACCACCACTACCACCTCCACCTCCACCTCCACCTCCACTACTTGAACCTGCATCATCATACTTTGCGGAACTTACATCGGGGTCATTAATAGTTGGTCCGTCAACATTATCACTATATGACATATGAAGTGTTATACTATATTTCCGTTTTTATTTTATCCATATAATTATATACGATGTTGTATATGACAACAAACACGCCACAAAAACCATTTTTTGATTTTGATAAATTTAAAATATTCACGGGAGTATTGATTATTCTTATTATTATCCGTATAATTTATATGTATTTTACCCGACGCAATCAATCGGAACGCGTTATCAAAGTTAAATATATTTCAAGTCAAGGGTATTATTTAAAAATAATAGACGATAATGGTGTTGTATATACAGGGTCACTTGTGAGTAAAAGTATAAATAGACGTTCGATTGTTGATATGACGGTAGGAAATACATATCGCATCAAATATTATGGTTCGAATAATATTTTAAGTGCCAAATTGATATCTCAGCCGTAAATCGTGCACAATATTGGGTAATTGAAAATATAAATTATAATTTTCATTTGGATATCCTATCGGGTTACATAGAAATGGGATTTTGTAGATTACGTTTTTAGAAGGAGTATGTGTATGTCCATAAATCCAGCATTGTATTTTGTTTTGATACGTTTCAATTAATTTTAGCATATCACAATAAAACCATTGATTGTATTCGATCATTTCAGGCGTTTTATATTTGTCATCTATCAATGAATAGGAAGGAACGTGATGTGTAATAACGACGCAATTGTCTTTATCGTTATCATTTAGCGTATTCGTTAAAAATTCAACACTTTTTGCGTGTAATTGATTATATTGAATATAGTCAAATGTGGGGATTGCGCGTGTGTCATTTATTTCATACACGGGATTTGTTATATTAGACCATAATGTAGTTCCAATAAAACACGTGTTTTCATAATACACATACTCATTATCTAAAAAACAAATATTATCATATTTCATAAAATATTCTTTTAGATATGTCCTTGTTTCTTCTAACGTTTTCGATTTATTGTAATATTCGTGATTTCCGGCAATGACAAATGATTTTTTAAAATTTTCATTTATAAATTGCATAAATACATTATAATTATGCTTATAAGGGTTACCTATATCACCTGCTAATATACATATTTCATCAATACCGCAGGGAATTTTTTGAATAAATTTTTTTATTTTATTTGGTTTCATACATTCTAAATGTAAATCTGACAAATACCGCAACTTCATTAATATTTATGTATTTATGTATATATGTAATCATAAATTTAATATATTTATAATAATATATCATATATATCATATGCCTAAAACGCCAGAATTCTCGAATACTCCCGTTATTTTTGGATTTGTTATGTTCATACTAATTATTTTATGTTTTTATTTTGTTTTTATTTTTATACCAACGTATGTTTATCGTCGTACAACAAAATTCGAAAAAATTATAACCATCAAATATACGTCAAATGATAGGAAACGAATTCCACGTCGGTCATACGATACGTTCATTGATACGGATGGGAACAGCTATAAAACACGTTTGCCATTTCATAGTATTCATGTTGGAAAAAAATACAAATTGAAAGGACATGGTTCTAATACAATAACAAGTATTGAACAAATGAATTAACCGTTCCAAAAAACCTTATAAATCCTTATACATTCGTACTTTAACGATGAATATAAGTTTTTCTAAATTACATTCTTATTAGAAAATGTAAGATTTATATGTTTCTCTCACCGACAAGGAACG